TTAACTTACACCACTGTTGTAGGTATTTTTTAATAATCTTAACTTCAGTATTTGTTGCTTGATCTTTAAAATAGATCTGGAATGGTGTACCGTTTTCTTCGTTGGTTTGACTACAGAATTCAGCCAAAATATCAAAGGCGGCATTGACTTCACTGTCGCTGTCCATTGTATCATACTGTCCGTAACGCTCTAAACGATTAGGATGTCCAGCATACACATCAGGAAGATAACTGCTGTAATTGGTACGGCTAGGGTTACTGCTACCCGCTGTACTCATGCTACCACTCACAGGGCTAAGTTTGCCTGAAAGATTTACAGGGGTAAAGTATTTTTTCCAGCTCAAATCAACGCTCCTTTAATAATATGTAGGCCTACTTAATGTGGCATTTGATTGCCACTTAGATTTTTTAATTCAGATATCTGTCTATCAGTATTGTCTACAGTTTCTCTCATAAGAGACCGAATATCATTCATAATGATATTTAACTGTTTTAGTGATTCTCCAATAGCTTTCTGGCCTATGCTCGATTCTATCATTGCTGTTAAATTTTCGTTGGTAATCACGTTACCACTGCTGTTAGTAGATATAATTTCTGGGCCTTTTTCACCAACTAGATAAGATCCGGGATTTATTGGACCGCCCGATGCTTTACCTTCTGGTGTTTTGACCTTTGCTGGATCAAATTGATCATAAGCAGTTTCGCCAATTATTCTACCCAACGGTCCTGCTAATAAGGGTAATAACAAGGATAATCCAAAAGTTTCGGGAGCTAGAAGTGCAGCGGCGGTGTATAATCCTACTTCTAATCCAGTTCCTACTCTATTACGATTTTGTTGTCTGGCTGCTTCAGCATCATCAATTTGTTTTTGTTTTCTTGCTTCCTCGATAGCATTACTTTCTTCATATCCGCCGTATATTCCTAAAGCTGAGCCAATCCCTACACTACCTAGTCTGCCTTTATTAAATCTACTCTTAGGTTTGTTTTCAGAACTGCCACCTCCACCACCTTCTGGTGTTGGAACACCACCCCCAGGTTTAAACCCTTCCCTAATTGCCACCCACATGGGATTGGCAAAAGTACCGCGTTCTAATGCGGCATTGGCTAGTCCACCTAATCCGCCACCTGCTGATTTTACAGCACTGGCTATGTTAAATGCTTTCCATGCTAGGTAGGCCAATCCCACTTCCTCTGTTAGATGCTTTAATGCTTGTCCATGCTGAAATACCCAATCAATGGCTGCGGCTATTTTTGGTGTAGCGTCATCTAGTGCTTTGACAAATCTTTCTTGTATGGCTTGAAATAAACTATTGAATGTTGGCTCTATTTTTTCATTAAGTAAAACTAGGGATTTTACAACCTCTTGGTTGGCCTCGTTCATTTTTTGTTGAGTTTTTGCGGCCGCGGCTGCTTGACTGCTGGCGGCTTTATCGTTCTTATCAGCAATCTCACCACCTCGATCTAACCAATGTTCATGAGCAGTTAGGTTGTTGTTTAGTGCTATTACTTGTTGTTTAAGACCTGCATTGACAGCTGGTGCCAACTCTGTATTAGCCAATGATTGATAAAAGGCATTTTCCCCCATATTTTTAGCAGTTTCAGCTAGATAGTAGCCTGCAGCATGCGATTGTTTTAGCAGTTCTGCTTCGCTGATATTTCTATCTCTGGCTAGCGCCGCTTGTCTACGTTGCTCTGCGTAGAAACTGGCATTTACACCAGCAAAAAGTTGAAGACCTTTTGTCACTGGTGCTAGGTTCATGGTCAATGCCATCATGTTCAACCCAGCTTCTTCACCATATTGTGATGTTTGTGAACGCACCAAAGCTAATTCTTTATCCGCTTGTGCTCTTTCACTTTCACCAGTTAATCTTAACTGGGTCAAATGTGCTTGGAACGCTTCTTGCTGAGCGATTTTTTTCTGTTCATCTTCTAACTGCTTTCTATTTTTGCCTGTTAGTTCAGTGAGTATGGCTTGCTCTTGGATATAAGCGTGTGTACCTTCAGCAACAGCATACATGGCATCCTTGCTGGCTAATTCAGCTTTACTTACTCCACCTCGAATCTGCATGTATGTTAATTCGTTGTCAGTTAATTCTTGAAATGTATAACCTAGGGCTCTTAGATTTTGTCCAAAATCACTTTTGATAAAACTATTACTAAAATTAAAAAACGCCGTAGCACCATCATTGACATTACCGCCAATCCTAGCAAACGCTTCTTGATTATTTTGAATAGTAGAGGTAAATTGTTCAAGTGTTAGATAGGATTTGGCCTGTGCTATTCGCATGTCATCCAAACTGCCACTGAAATTAACACCCGAAGCAGATATTTTTTGATATGTGTCTAAATTAGTTTCTTGAAAACTGGCTATTTTTCCAAATAACTCAGCTACTGCGCCTAATGGTCCAGGCAATTTGGCAAGAGCATCAAATACATCAGAAGTCTTAGCAGTACCGTCAGCCATCTTGGCACCCAACGCTTCCACTTGTCTATATGTTTGTTTAGTTGCTTGCCATGCGTTATCCACCGCATCGCCCAAGAGCTTCATACCCACAGTGGTTTGACTCGAAGCACTGCCTACATTTTTAATTTGCCCAAGAGCTTCGTCAGTGGTAGATTTTGCTACTCCAGACTTGTTTGCCAGCGTTCTTAAAGTTGCCAGCTGTTCTATGTTTGATGTGGCTGTGGCTGCCAACAGAGCCTTCAGCGTGGCCTCGGTAGCGGCATTGTTTAATTCTACTTCTTCATTGCCTATTCGGCCGTACACGTCTGCCATTGTTTATCCAGGGTTTTCTGCGTATATAAATACTAAAAAGAAGATAACCTTTTATCTTAAACTTATTTATTCGGAGAAAAACCATGGACCGTAGCACCACATTCAACCCCTTGGCAATGTATATGAGACAGCCTAAGATCTACATTAAATTGCCCAGTAATGGGGAATACTGGGCACCCGGAGCTTTGGAAATGCCTGACAATGGAGAATTGGCAGTTTATTCCATGACTGCCAAAGATGAGTTATTGCTCAATGTGCCAGATGCTTTAATGAATGGACAGGCCATTGTGGATGTTGTGGAAAGTTGTATTCCAAATATTAAAAATGCCTGGGAGATACCCAGCATTGACATGGATGTTATACTAATTGCCATAAGATTGTCTACCTACGGTGAGTTCATGAACACGCCAGTTACATTTGGCGGCGATGTTGAAATGGAGTATCAAGCGGATCTAAGAGTAATACTAGACGACCTACGTAGACAGATTAAATGGGATAGTGCCGTAGAAGTTAGCAATGAACTAACAGTGTTTGTTAAACCTTTGATCTATCGTCAGATGACAGAAACTGCTCTACAGACTTTTGAAACACAAAAAATAATTCAACTGGCCAACAACGATTCGATCTCTGAAGACGATAAGATCAAGATGTTTAAAGAAAGTTTTAAGAAATTAACTGAATCTACCATAGGTGTTGTGTCCAAGAGTGTGTATAGGATTGATTCACCACATGGCAGTGTTAGCGATCCTGACACCATCAAAGAATTTATTGACAACATAGATAAGAACACATTCAACAAGATACAGGATCATCTCAACGAACTTAGAGTAAACAACTCATTAAAACCAATGACTGTTGAAGTTACGGATGAAATGAGAGAAAAGGGCATTACTGGTGACACTGTTGAAGTACCACTAACATTCGACGCTTCAACTTTTTTCGGGTAAGGCTTTTGTATCTAGACCTTGACGGCCTCAACAAACTAGTCAAGGGGTTAGAACAAGATACAGAAGCCTTAAAAGAAGAACTTTTAAGAATTTGTTGGTATATGCGAGGCGGCCTAAGTTACACAGAGAGTCATATGATGACTCCTGATGAAAGAAAAATTGCCACTAAGATAATTGAAGATAATTTAAAAACGGCTAAAGAAACGCAGATGCCGTTCTTTTAAAGACTCATTCCCAAGAAACGACTGTAGCCCACATGTTCATTCACAGGATCCACTGACTGTGTTTGTCGTGCCTTGGCAAGTTCCGCATCAGCTTGATCTAATTGAGCTCTTAGCTTCTTACGATCATTGTCAGTTTGTAAATTTTTGTAGTAGTTAACTATAGAATTTTGATCAATTGTTTTTTGAGCAGGGGCACTGCCACCCACTATGTTGCCCGTGCCTGCGTCGTCAGTGCCTTGATTGGCAGGATTTGCTTGGGGCTGACTGGAGGTATTTGTTTGACTGGCTTGCTGTGTTGCGGCAACCTTATTTTTTTCAGCAATTGATGCTGAAATAATTTGACTGACCGTCTTATTATCTAAAGGAATATCCTGCTGTCCGTTAGCGTCATCTTCATTGGTTGATAAATGGATATTTGGATTATCATCAGCTGGGTGTGCGTTAGGATCATTTAAAGATGCTGCATGAGCACTAGGTGTATTTTGTGGATCCAGTGTAGGATCTTTTCTCTGATTAGCTGGCTGACTGGCCTTGGTCTTTACGTCTTGGACTAACTTGGCTACTCCGCCAGTTAATGGCAACTGATTAGATTTCATCCAATCAAGTAAGACATTTAAAGTGGGCTGTTGACTGCCTGTTCTTCCCACATAAGTTTGAAAATCCTTCATCAAGGCATTTGCTTCTTTACCTATTTCTGAAATACCCTTAGCTCTTGCTCGTTGATTAGGGTTAAATGGGGATATTCTACTTAGCCCTGTTTTTATTTTAGATACAACACCCTGTGGGGTATCACTAGGAGTACTTGCGCTTGCCGCATTGATATCTAATTCTGATAATTTTTCACTTTCTAAAATGACATCTGACAAACGCATTTTGATTTCCTTTAATGTTATGATTTATTTATATACGGAATTGAGCTAAAGCTCAATTGCTTCTACGCTTCGCTTGAAGCATTTTTTACTTCGTAGAAGTTTAGTATCATCCAGATTGTTTGGTCACACTTCGCCCTGGCGGGCGAAGGAGCATCATCCGAGTTACAATAGTCACTTAGCGTTACAACATTACAGAGGCGGTTGGCCTGTACCTCGAGTTGCGTCTTCATCCAGCGGCGGTTTGTGTCATATACGCTAACATATACACAAACGTAGGGCATACTATCCCTTCTTTTTGCTTATTCTTTACTTTCAAACATCTAAACCGCAAGCATTTTGCGATCTTCGTCCTGTTAAGGATAGTAGATGAGTGCTTGCTTCAGCGGCAAGACTTCCGTCCCCGTTTTTATCCGGTTGTCACTAGGCACCCGAGTTAGGCCGGTGCGAGCCCTATCTGAATTATAGTTTATTTTTTATGTGGGAGCCATGTATGCGAGCACTTATCTGTCCGTTATAATATTCATCAGATTCTAGAACTCGTCTAGAAAACTGTTCACGGGCTTCAATATAAGTACACTCTGCTTTTGATCGACAATAGTAGAGTATTTCGCGTTTAAAATTTTCTGTGCCTAAGAGCGCAATGTCCTTACTAAGTTCATCGCTTGATCCATAATATGTTTGCCAGTCGCTATCTATTTTGCTTCTGATCTTTTTCTTTTTCTTTGTGCCGTTCTTTAACTTTACAGTCTTGTAGGTCGTTTTACTAAATTTTGCTAATTTTTTGCCTATATATTTTCTACCAGTAGTTAAATTAGTGATAAGGTACACGAAGCCTATACAGTCTTCAGGTAACTCCGCCACTATTTGATCCTGGTATGTCCACATTGTTTGTTTTTATTTTTTTAGGTCTTCCTGGCCCAGCCTTGACTGTTTTAGTAAACCCTTTTTTATTAGCTCTACGAATCTCTTTT